CGCGCTTCCAATTTGACAGCCGCTACGTTAGAATGCGCCCAGCGACCGGGCAGCATCGCCCGAGATGAGGTGAGCAATATGCCGTCTGGAAGGCTGACAGACTATTCGCCAGAGATCGTTGAGAAGGCGTGGGAATACGCCAACGGAGGCTGGATCAAGGCGGGCGACAAGGTGCCGTCAGTTGCCGGTCTGGCTTGCGAAATCGGCATGCACCGTGAGACTTGCTACGATTGGGCGCGGGACAAGGACAAGGTTTTTTCTGACATCCTCAAGGCAATCGCGCAAAAGCAAGAGCGCGAATTGCTCAATAATGGCCTCGACGGCACGTTCAATCCGCCGATCACCAAGATGATGCTTTCCAAGCACGGCTACTCTGACGCGACCAAGCAAGAGCTATCCGGCCCGGACGGCGGCGCCATCCCGGTCGAAATCAAGCGAACCATCATCGATCCGAAGGGCTAAGGCATGGCTGACGAACTTGACCGCGCGCTACGTCAACGCGATCTGGCTCTCATGGCAGAGCCTCGCAGCCGTGGCGTTGCACCGCGTAAACCCGGCCCGCTTGATATGCCCGGCGGGATCGCAGAGAGGCTCGCCCTCCTTAACCAGACGTTCAACCCGGTCGAAGGCATCGGCGGCGCCATGCGGGCTGGAGAGCGCTTGTTCTCGCAGGACGCAGACTACCTGCAACGCATTGAGGCACTGGGCAGCATGATGTCAGGCGTGGCCGGCATTGCCGCACCTATCGCAGCAGCGCGTGCCATCGGCGTGCCTGCTGCCAGCGCGATGATGGAGGGGCTGCTGGGGTTCTCGCCCACGACGCAGGCTGCTGGCGACACTATGCGTGCGGCTGGCCGCGATATTGTTGACCGCCTCAACCAGCCCGGTCAGATGCCAACGGTTTACAGCAACCCGATCCTCGGCGTTGGCAGGGGTGGAGGTCTTGATGTATCACGCCGTGACGCATCAAACATCTTCGGAGCCGGTTCTGAGCGTGTCCGTTACACCGATCCGCGAAGCGGCGGCACCATTGAGGTTGTCGTGCGGCCAGATGGCAGCGCATCGGTCCTTGAGTTGGAGGTGCCAGAGGCATCTCGCGGCCAAGGCATAGGCCAGACGCTGCAAGAGCGCGTGATGCAGGACTTCCCGGTAATGGGCGGTCAGGTGTCATCCAAAGCAGCAGCAACGACAGCATATCGCCTTGGGCGCAGGCCGCCGGGCAAGCCAGACGCGACCCTTGAAGAAGTATTCGCAGACATCGATGAGATGTCATCCGTCAACATGGTTTCTCCAAGAATGCAGGAGAGGATTGCGCCAGCGGCGCCTACGCTCCCAACCCCGCGCAACGAAGCCGAAGCGATGGCGCGCGATATTCTCCAGCTTCGCGCCGAAGGTCGGGCCGATGAGGTCACCGAGCAGATGATGGATGCGGCTGACGACCAGTATATGTATTTCAACACGCCTCTGCCGATGGATGCTGCAAGCCGTATGGCGCGGGCCGAGGCGATGGGAAAAACGGCAGACGCTTATCATGCGACATCTAATGATTTTTCATATTTTATTCCCAGCGAGTTTCGGGGGGCGTCTTTTTTTGGTCCAACGCCTGAAGGCGCGCAGCGCGGAGCATCAGCAAGCGCAAATGAGGGCTTAGGGTCTGGATCTAATTCAACTATTCCTGTGAAAATTGATACAAGTCGTGTTGAAGGAATTGGGTCTTACAGTCGCGCAGATCAAAACGCTTTTCGATCCAAGCTAGAAGATCGCATTTATTCTGAGGAAGAGGTGGATGCGTTGATGGCTTCAGATGAAGCGCCATTGCGTGGAAATTGGTCTTATTTCTTTGATGACCTTACAGACTATGAAGCCTTAAGAAAATTTAGAGACGAAAATCCTGATGCGCCTATTCCGGAAGGCATCATCGCATACAGACCCAAAAAGCAACTTTCTTATGGCCCGAGCCTGAGTTCAGTTAATGCGCGAGACATTTCTGGACGACAGTTCGCTCATTATTCAGAGGGAATGAGCGAGCGCCCGATTTCGGAATATGTTCAGTCTCAGGGCAATACCGGATTTTCTATGCTTGATGAGAGCGGATTGGCCTTGGGCATAACGGACCCAACGACAGTCCGCTCCCGCTTCGCCCGCTTTGACCCAGCGTTTGCCAATTTGCGAAACCTGAGCGCTGGCGTTGGCGGCGCTGCTGTGCTGACGGCTCTCGGCGATGATGCAGAAGCCGGCACGCCAGAGATGCAAATCATTGGCCTTGTCAATCAGGCTGGCATCTCTGGCGCTGCTGAAGCCCTCGGCGTGTCTCGGCGTGACATTGAAGAAGCAATGTCGATTGTGTTGCCGCCGAGCCAGTGGGACCAGTTAGTAGTCGGACCCCAATGAACCTAGACATCAACACGCCTCGCTGGGCGCTGCCGATCCTGCAACGCGAGAGCGCCCGCTACATCGGGGCTTTTGGTGGACGCGGATCTGGCAAGTCAACCTTCTTCGCGGAATGGATCGTCGAGCGGTGTGTGATGCGCAAGACCGATGTGGTCTGCGTGCGCGAGGTGCAGAAGTCGCTGAAGCAGTCGGTCAAGAAGCTGATCGAAAACAAGATCGAGGAGCTTGGCGTCGGTCATCTGTTTCAGGTGCAGCAGGCCGAGATCAAATGCCCGCACGGCGGCGTCATCATCTTCCAGGGCATGCAGAACCATACAGCCGACAGTGTAAAATCGCTCGAGGGGTTCGACATTGCATGGGTGGAAGAAGCCCAGTCAATCAGCCAGTTTTCTCTGGATCTCCTGCGCCCGACCATCCGCAAGCCAGGATCGCAACTGCTGTTCAGTTGGAACCCACGCTTTGACACCGACCCAATCGAGGGCCTACTGCGTGGACCAACGCCTCCGCCTGACAGCGTGATTGTCGAGGTGAACTATACCGACAACCCGTGGTTTCCTGACGTTCTCAAGGACGAGATGGAATACGACAAGCGGCGCGACCCGGACAAATATCTGCACGTCTGGAAGGGCGAGTATGTCCGCAACAGCGAAACCCGCGTGTTCAAGAACTGGACCATTGAGGACTTCGAGGCACCGCCTGATGCCGTCCATCGCCTGGGCGCTGACTGGGGCTTTGCCACCGACCCGACCGTTGGCATCCGCTGCCACATTATAGGACGGAAGCTATATATTGACCATGAGGCCTATCAGGTGGGCTGCGAGATCGTTGACACGCCTTCGCTGTTCATGACGATCCCCGAGGCTGAGCGCTGGCCGATGGTGGCCGACAGCGCGCGGCCCGAGACCATCAGCCACATGCGCAAGAACGGCTTCCCGAAGATCATGCCGGCGGTCAAGGGGCCGAAGTCGGTCGAGGAGGGCGTCGAATGGCTGAAGTCTTTTGACATCGTGGTGCATCCCCGCTGCAAGCACACCATCGATGAACTGACGCTCTACAGCTACAAGACCGACCGGGACACGGGCAGCATCTTGCCGATCCTAGAGGACAAGGAAAACCACGTCATCGACGCGCTGCGCTATGCCTGCGAGGGCGCACGGCGGGCATCCAAGCAAGAGAAGCCGAAGACCCGCCTCGTCCCCGTCAGCATGCCGATGGCACGGTGATTGATATTCAGATCGACCTGCCGTATACTTCGGCCCAAATATCCAGCGAAAGGCGCGCAACTTGGCCCGCATGACCAGAGACCAGCGGCTTGCAAATGTTCATGCCGAAGCGATGTCAGAGTTTGACACCATCCAAAGCACTATGCGCGATGAGCGTTTGCAGTGTCTGGAGGATCGCCGCTTTTACTCCATCTCGGGCGCGCAGTGGGAGGGAAACCTCTATGAGCAATATCTGAACAAGCCCAAGTTCGAGGTGAACAAGGTTCACCTTGCGGTCATGCGGATCATCAACGAATACCGCAACAACCGCATCACGGTTGACTTCGTGAGCAAAGACGGCACCGACGACGACAAGATGGCCGACGTGTGCGATGGCCTGTTCCGTTCTGACGAGCAGGACAGCGGCGCCAATGAAGCCTACGACAACGCCTTTGAGGAGGCTGTCGGCGGTGGCTTCGGTGCGTTCCGCCTGCGTGCTGTCTACGAAGACGAGTACGACGAAGAGAACGAAAAGCAGCGCATCCGCATTGAGCCGATCTACGACGCGGATACGACCGTGTTCTTTGATCTGGATGCCAAGCGCCAGGACAAGTCGGACGCGCGCATGTGCTATGTTCTGACGGCGATGACGCCCGATGCCTACCGCGAAGTCTGGGAAGATGACCCGACCACCTGGCCCAAGGGCATCGAGCAGGTGGCATTCGACTGGGCCACGCCGGATGTCGTTTATGTTGCCGAGGTCTACCGCGTTGAAGAGGCTTCGGAACTGATCCGCATCTTCCAGACCCTGGACGGGCAAGAAGAAAAGTATTCGGAAAAAGACTTTGAGCAAGATCCAGAACTGGAGATGATGCTTGAGGCTGTCGGCACCAAAGAGGTCCGCCAGCGCCGCGTGAAGCGCCGCAAGGTGCGCAAGTACATTATGAGCGGCAGCAAGGTTCTGGAAGACAGCGGCTACATTGCCGGCGATCAGATTCCTATCATCCCGGTTTACGGCAAGCGTTGGTTCGTGGACAACGTCGAGCGGTGCATGGGTCATGTGCGTTTGGCCAAGGACGCCCAGCGCCTGAAGAACATGCAGCTTTCCAAGCTGGGCGAGATCAGCGCGCTTTCGACTGTTGAAAAGCCGATCTTCACGCCCGAGCAGGTGGCCGG